AAACGAAAACTTGTGCCTATGGCCAAAGGCATCCTCTGTTACCGTACCTCGTTTAATAACATGGGCATGACCATTTACAAAATCGGTCTTTCCCCCCATAAAATTACCGTCATCATCAAAGTGTACTTCAAACTTATGCGTGTGGGCTTCAACCTCATTCGAAGAACCCCTGACCGTGTGAGGTATATCTAATAGTAACTCAGACTTCTTCCTTTTTGCAATGGCTTCTAGTGAAAAACCGTTTAATTCTCCATCTTTTACCTTTTTCCACAGCTTCTCGTTAGGTATGTGTACCCCAACAACCCAGGACTCGTCAATAAAAACTGGGTCATTCTTTCTAGAAATGAAGCTTTCTACAACGAAGCACCCATATAATTTATTATCATGCTGAACATCTATCTGACCCAGCCTGCCCTTTTTTACAAAGTCGTAGGCTGCTTTTTCTATGGCTTCCGCAGTCATGAAATCCCCATGAGAGTCCGGGAAATCAGGGGCGTAGACTTCCCCCCACACGATCTGCTTCTCATTGTCAAATTTTCGTAGTTGTGTATTTTCAGTACCCATGGTTTAAGAGTACTAATCCGTGCAACTAATTGCAACTAGTTTTTACCTTAATTCTAATAAATTTTCTGGGTCGTGGAGTATGGAGGCTTGATATACAGATAACCCATCTTCTACAGATTGGTTAATCAAGTCTTCTAGGGTGGCTCCATTATCTACCGTTTGATGTGGATTGTAGATGGCCACCGCCCCTGAATCCCAGGTATATAATGCTTCTCTTTTAATCATTATCAGCCGCCACAATAATCTTCGTTATTTTAACACCATCTACCTCTTTAAAATCTGGCACGACTTCCTTGATCTGGAAGGAGGTATTCCTAGGCAACAACAATTCCGCTTCATTCCCATACTTACCTGTCAATATTGATGTAGGTAAAGATTTAGATCCTTTATTAATCCAAAATTCCACTATAGCGGGGTTATCCCCGTTTTTAACAATACTAGATACGCTATCTTCAAGTGTAGACAATGACGAATACCCTTTATCTGAAACTAGCATACCACTTAGTTCTTTTGAATCTTGAACTCCAAACATTTTTTTAAAATCTAATATACCTTTATAGGCTACGGCACCCGTAGAAAGCTTAGAGGACTTAATGGCTTTATCAACCCCCTTCACTACATTCTTAGTGGAATCCGGAAGCTTAGATATCCCCTTATCTCTTAGTAGGTTGTTTATAGATACAGCTAGGGTCTGAAACTTGGCTACCTGGTCTTTAAACTTTTCCTTACCTTTTACTGTAGCTTTAAGGTTATCTATGTACTCATCAACTGTTGAAAGCTTGAGAGGTGTTTCTGAAACATCGAAATTACCTATATTTACAGGAGTATAAACTACCGAAGACGTGTTAACATCTCCTACTCGAACTAACAGGGTTCTACAGCCGGGGTGGAAGGGTGGTACTCTAATACCCCTAGAAGCCAACTCACTCCCGCTTAGCTGTTCTAATTCATGCAAGGTCTGCTTATCCGACTTGACAAAGGGGGCTACGGACTTCAACTCTTCCGGGTTTTCTATCCTTAAAACCTGATTCAAATATTCCTGACTATTATCTACTTGATACACCTTTCCATGTAGTCTTTTACAAACCTGACTAGTCCTTTCGTCTAACGTGGCTTCAAGTTGATAAGACGTTAGTCCTGAACTGTTTGCTTGGTCTAGAAACCCGTAGGATACTAATCTACTAGTAGTTAAATTACTCCCTATATCCGACATAACTTTAGATCCTCGATCTACAGCCGCATTCAAAGCATCCTCAATATTATCTATATTGGCAGCTTTCTTGATATTTTCATTCTGTTGTTGGGTGGTGTAGACATTAACCAAATCCGTAAGATTTGTTTTTATGTGCTCCATAGCAACATCTGTAACAATACTGTTAAGAACTCGTAAAGTGGGGTCTAGAATATCATCAGGTAAAGCTCCGGGTCCTGTAAAAACATTATCTCCGGGTACTACACCTTTAGCTCCTAGCATCAAAGAACTCACCATTAGGGTGTATACTTTACCTTGAAACTTCTCTTCTATACCTCGTAGGTCTAACTGGCTTATTATCGTGTACGCATTCATCTCCTCACCTGATTTCAATGCAGATAAGAGATCGGGTACAAGAGTATCAATCTCAGCTTTAACTGTTCTTGATATGATACCTCTCATACTATCTTCTATGTCAATATACGATAAGAATCTATCAGACATACTCAGGATCACTGTTCTTAGCTAGGGATAAAAAGGACATGTAAATCAAATCTTGCGAATCTGGGTCCATAAAATCTGATTCCATAGTTTTGATGGTTAGCATCTTTTTAAACCTACTAAGATCGGCTCCCGATAACTCACCCACCTCTTGAGCTGCTTTCTTCATAGCGTACCCTTTATTACCTGATTGAATAAGATCTGCCACTTCATCAGCCAGAATCTCCACCCAATCTTCCGACTTAGAGGTGGGTTGTTGTGTCGGAGTGTCCTTTCCTGCGGATGGGTTTACTTTATCTTCAATCTTTTCTTCATCTGAGTCTGGTGCAATTAATTGCGTACTAGGCATGTCGGGCAATTCAGCTAGTTTCATATTTAGATTAGTGATCTCGTTCAGAGTATCTACCAACTGTTCTTTATCAATAGCTTCCTTATCCGCTGCCAACTGCAATGCTTGTAACTGGTTAGCTACGTCTTTAACTGCAAGCTGATGTGATCTAAACACTAGATCCACGTTTTTAGTGAGGTGTGGGAGTAATCTAAGGGTTATAATCTCATCGAATTCATCACGCTCTGGCTTAAACACCTGAGCCTCCGCAACAGAGTACGAGGCAAAAGCGGTAGCAAAACTATAGTCATCTGCTTTACCTACAAAGATCGGTGGCAACCTAAACGATCTACGTATACGAGATTCACAGCGTTCATCATAACCCTCAAACATAGAATCTTTTTGCCGTTCTGATCCGAACCTCTCTACAGTAACTCTAACATTATTAGACGAATCCAAAGACCCGCCGGTACTGTGAGCCTCGATAACGGATGCGGTGTGCTTATGGTCGCCCTTGGAATATAGTTGCTGCCTTATAGCTTCCGCACCCTCTTTAGCTAAGGTACCACCTTGTACAAAAACCATAATTGGCGGTATACCCCCAGACTCAAAGAAGGATAAATTGTGCTCCTCTGCTCTGCGGGATCCTACTACACTAGGGGTCTGAGAAATCCATCTAGGTACACCATAGGGTGTGTTAACATCCTTATTTGCTGTGAACTGTAGTACTTCCGTAGCAGGGTATTCAGTGTTATCCCCCCAAGAGCCAGTCTTAAAGTCTAAGGTACGGGTAGAGCCAAATTCCTTAAAGAACGTATTCACTCCATTAATCTTCTGGGCAAATCGCCTTTCCCGTATTCTAATCTGCAACGGTACCCGCGCCCCATTACGGTAAACTTCCCGTATAACAGTTACCGGGTGGTCCAGTCTTACCATCCTCATAGTCTTAGCGTCTATGTTTCTGAAGGCAACAACATCTCCCTTGGGGTTCCGCAGTACTTCTAGATAGGCATTTCCGGTTACTTCGTAGTCTTCTCTCAGAGCTTTACGGATAGTAGTGAAAGATTGCCCCGGCCAAGGTTCTTTAAAAAAGCCTTCTAGGGCTTCTATATCATTTTGGTGTGTATCTTTAGATTCGTCATTTGTTGTATCAATAGAATACCCAGTCCCATCTACATTCGTCACCATTGCTTCTATACAAGGCTGTAAACTATTATTTTCAGTATACATTCTTTCTAAGGTCGTGAACTGGTAAGGTGGTTCAATGACATCAAGACCCTCTACTAGTTTACCCAACCCATATTCATTAGAGAACTCATCTTCGTACTCTTTAACATTGGATCTAATAGCTCCAGTTGGAATAGTTTCCCCGGTTAAGTAATCAGTCTCCCCAGCTTTAATAACATAAGCTTTAGGTTCTAGTGGTACGTCTTTCTGGACTACGGATGTTTCCGTGTTTACACTACTATCTTGTGTCATGAGAATCTCCCTTACTCTGGCTTTATACTAACATCAGAGTTCTATCTCTTGCAAGTCTGATAAGTTAGTCCCTATCTCAGCATCTACAGTAAAATCTATCTGATGATTCCACTTAAAAACCCTCTTGATAGGCAAGTCACTCATGATATGGGCTATATCCCTAACCAGCTCGACTGCTTTGTCTTCTCTAACATAGCCATAGATCGAATCATGGGTCATACCGATCATCTGAACATCTTTACCCTTATACTTATTTTCTACGATAGAGATAGCCCATAAGCACAGGTCAGATAGCGTGGATTGTATCGGACTATTAATGGCTTGACGTTCATTCCTACTACGAATCTCAAAGTCCTTGGATTTGATTAAAGGCAAGTGTCTCATACGCCCTAGAGGTGATCTAATATATTGGTGAGCTCTAGCAAAAGCTATAGAGTTATCGTGCCATGTTACCAACCCCGGATATAGATCAAAGAAGTTATTACGATGTTCCTCAGCTTCTAACATGGTCATTTCAATACCGTAGTTAGATTTTGAATAAGACCGATAACCCCCCGCTTGCATACCGTATATTAAGCCAAAATTAGCGGGTTTAGCGTAAGTCCGGTACCTAGCAAACTTAGTGGGGTCAGAGTATTTCAATTCCATAAAATCATCCAAAGATATGCCAGCTAACTTAGATCCTGTCAAACAGTGTAGATCTACACCCCTGCTGTAGGCGTCCAACATTTGCTCCTCATTAGCCACACAAGCTGTAATCTTAAGCTCTCCTTGGGAGAAATCTACTTGAAACATCTTATAGCCAGGCGGGGCTACCAAGCACTCCCGTATCCGCTTTGCCCATGTAGTGTGTTTAGGGATTGTCTGCACAGCCGGGTCTTTAGCAGAGGTGTTATGGACGGCCATACCGTTACAGAAAAAAGAGTGATTATCGGATACTGTCAGGTCGTAGGTATGGTGACTACCTGACTTTTCTATTTTACCTACTTTTACAAACACAGTTTACCTCTTAACTTTCCTAAATCTTCATTAATTATTCTATATCAAATTGGTTCTCTGTTAAAATCTTCATCACACCATACTTCATCGTCTTTCGTTAAGTCTGCGGCCTTAACCCACCCTCTTCTAGTTAATACGGGGTGATCTGGTGTGCATCGTATATTATATTTTTCATGTTGCAACTGCACCCTCACACACTCTTTAACGCCGTTATCATAAGTCTCTTCTACAGGTTTATACGTCCCAGTGTGCGTTTTAACTCTATCTCCAATTTTAATACATTCTATTGGTACTAACCCGTTATCGGTTTTAACTTGCTCTCCGGCAGCTACACAACGTCCCGTAACCGTGCCCCCCGAAGCTGTATCCCCGTAAATAGACCCGTTAAACAGCATATACGTGGGGTGGAATTTGTTATCAGGCCTCAAGTGCTCCAGAAAACCATCTACATAAGTGCTTAATGTTTTTTTAGCGGATCCCATTTCCTCTAGGCAAGCCACGAACTTGGCCGCATCGGGATTATCTGCAAACATCATTAAATGTTCATTGGCAGTTGAAGGTTCCTGAGTCTTCTTGGTCCTCATTATTGGGGTAAGGTTTAACCCATAGGGCGTAAACATATATTGTTTGATAAGATTAGGGGTTAATTTTAGACCCCCTCCTAGCCTCAATTTTAGCCTTCTAGGTATAAGGGCGAAAGCCTCCTGCTCTAGTCTGCCTATTTCTTTCTCAAGATCCTGCTTTAGGGAGTGGTATCTTTTTATATCTACGTGCATACCTCTATGCTCTATCTTCTCAAAAGCTCGTACTGCCGGGTGTAGTATGCGCACATAAAGCTGGGTCAGACCTCTATTGGTGATTAATTGCCTCTTAAGCTCTTTAGATACCTTAAGAGTGGCATCAGTATCCCCTCCCGCGTATATCAAAAGATCATCTTTGGGTACTTTCTCCATTTTTGATTTATCATACTTCTTATTAAATAGATCGTCATAACCTCCCATATCCGAATATATCTTCGCATGTAGATTGAGGGAATTAGATCTGTTTTCATCTACTAAAGATCCTACTATTAGGGTATCAAAATTAAAGTTCTTACACTCTATTCCCCATTTTTCTATGATCCATACGAGATCAAACTTAAGGTTTGCCCCCCTCATACTGACTTTATCCGTAGTCATCACCCATTTAAGATCTTTTAGAACTATATCTAGTTTATCTTTGGGGAGCTGATAAGTATGCGCAACATCTGCTGAGTTTTCATCTACCGTCAGAGACACTGTAACAATATTTTTATCTGGGTAGTACGGGTACAGACCTTGAGTCTCTAGATCCAAGGCTACCTCAACAGCCTTACCGGTTTCATCAAACTTCTCCTCAATCCTAGTTATAATATCTTTAAAATTAGAAACCCATCTATAAGCACCTAGTTTAGGGGCTACAGATCCGGTGGTTAATACTCTATATGCTAGTTTAGCATCCCAGCCTATATCGTAACCCTTAGCATCATCCATAAACACAAGGTTAGGGGAATAGGAAACCATCCAACAACCTCCTGTTTTATAAGGTATACACTGCCCTCGCATTTTAGCTAAACTAGAGTTCTTGGGGATATAGCCCTTAACCTGTAACGCTTTAACAAGATCACCCCCCATAGCAAGAACTACTTGCCCCTCTTGTGGGTATACAATCTGATCTTTACTCGGTACTTCTATCTTATATTGGATATCTCCATCTACATGCGCTAATGCCCCTAGTACTGTCTTAGTGATAGTATCTAGTTTTGCTCCGGTCCATAATACTAACATACTAAGTCCTACTCCAATCTGATCCGTTGTACTTTGCTACGTACTCTCTCTTACGTAGAGCCTTTACCACACTATAAACTGTTTTGAAATTGATCCTACCCCCCGGTAACTCTTTTATTTTACCCTCGGGGTCCTCACAGATATTCATAAAATACCTATCCCGCGTAGTTTCTAGAACCATAACCATATTACCTACAGCCCTTACCGCTACCGTGATACACAGATCACCCAGATCGTTAACATAGATAAAATGGTTTTCTATCTGGTTCTGGGCCGTTATGTCCAAAGCTAAAGACGATATTTCTAGGGTTCTAGGGCCTTTACCCCGTAATCTGTTGGTCATGGCATTGTACTCAATAGCCATATCAAATATATCGGCATGGGGGTAAAAATCCTCTATTGTCACTTTTTCCATGACCATTCTACCTCTTCTTTATCAAACGAGTACTCTAAAGACCCGATGTGACAATCTAAATAATATACTTCTGCTGCTCCGGTTTTAGTCTCTATATCCATACTAACTAATTTAATGTAAGTCTTAGACTTAGGTATAAACCCTAAAAGAAGCCCCGGTCCTACTATCACACTACCTAATTCTAGTGTTACTAGGTAATTTGACTTCATGTTCCTTCTCCGATTAATTTTTCTAATTGTGGGAAGTTCGTTTTAAACTCTACTTCAAGGTCAGCTAGTACTGCTCCTAAGGTTCTTCTGGCTAAAGCTATATCATCCCCCACAGTCAAGTGCACGGACGCGTGACTGCCACCCGATTTGGGGAGCAGAATAGCCCCCTCTTTAATGGGGATCACATCTTGTATATTAAGTCCAGCTTTAGTCTCTACTCTAATAGATAGATTCCCTGTTAAAATACGGGCAGCTACTCTAACAAGATTACTTGCTGCGACTAAATGGTAAGTGCTACTATTACCAGTACCCTGAACAGGCTGATAAAGGTGGGTAGCTTGATGTAGGGGAATCTTCTCACCTTTTGTAGGTACTGGATTATATAACCCACTCGATGAGTCCTCATTTACATCTTCTTTAGTCTTGTCCTTAGCCTTAATGGTTATCTTAGCTTTAGTAGTGGGTGCTTTGCTTTTCTTACTACTAGCTGCTTTTACTTTGGGCTTAGGTTTAGACTTAGACTTTTCATTCGCCGGGCAGGGTAATGCTTGCAGTGTATTCTTAAAATGTAGCAGGTCATCAGAAAACTTACCATCCTCGACTTCACCGTACTTCTTGAAGTCTACAGTGCCATGACTTAGCTTGGCTACAGTAGTGCCTGAGGAGTCCGTCACTAAGGTTTTATCCAACTCCATAACAAAGTCGTACCCTGCGGTATCTAACTTATCATAAAAATCTTTACTTATCTGTATATTATCACAAAGAAACTTCACAGCATCCATAATACCCTCCTTGGTCTATCCTTATACTCTAACCAATTTAACTAGAGATTCAATAGTTTATTCCATACACATAACTGACTACTCATAGGGTGCCCTGTGGACTCCCATCCAGTTTTACCCGCTATACGTGTAACATTGCTACCGTAAACGTAAGGTCTTTCATAAAGCTTACTAGACTTTGCCGGTATAACATCAAAATTATCTTTTAACCAACTTACTTGACTGGGACTCTCTACCGCCTTCTTACAATAGTTTTCTCTGATATACTTGATGGAATCTTTCATCCCGTAATTCTGAGCTAGTAATGCAGCCATTATAGTTCCGGTCCTGCCGTGCCCCCCTAGGCAACCTATATGGACTTTCTTTCCTTCTTGTAAGCAATCATAGATATACTGTAACAAGGCTTTAGTCTGAATAAGATCTGAGGGGGGATCCCCATCTCGTATTTTAAACAGAAATTCTGCTTTATCCTTGATCCAAGGGTAAGAAAGTTCTGATACTCGCACCATAGAATCTAGTCCTATATAGATATCAGCATCTAGTACTGATGGTGTAACACATGACCCACCATATAGGAATTTTCCATCTGGTAGGGGTAGCGCTTTATGCCCATTGTAACATTTCACTATCATCTTCTTCATCTCTCTTTACCTCCACTTTAGGTACGAATACACCTGGCATAATCTGCACCTTAGTTTCTTCCTCTTTAGTAGTCAGGTGGGGTGGGACATATTTCTTTATTTGTAACTCTTTCTCACTAGGGTACTTATGCAGAGACCCCATAGCTTCAACCATATAGTAATCTACATAAGAACTTTCTTTAAATGGGCCACCAATAACCTCTTTAGCTAAATTCCTAATAGGGGTTATATCTTCCTGATCTAAAAACAGTAATACTACTGTCTCACTTTCTATCAACTGGGGAATCTGGCCTGATCTCTGGATATCTAAGATCTTATATATCTGGTTACCGTAAGTCTTATAAAGCATACCTTTATTAAATATCGGCCCGTTATTGTGGCAGAGGGTGAACGCAGTATCTAACATCATCTCAGCAGTGTACTCCCCTATAACGAACTTATACAGAACATCTGCTATACCCCCCCAAGCCGTACCTCCAAAGCCGCCCCCCCAAGATCCCTCATAGAAACTCTGAACTAGGGCCCCACAAATGTCTCCTATCTTAACATTATTTTTAAATTTACTTGGAGTGGCAGCCATCTTCATAGCTTGACTGGAATTGTCTGGTATCGACTGCACTATGTCTGCTGCATCCTTACCCCAGTTTTTGACCAAGTTAGGGGATATAGCACTGTAGCCCCCCAAATGCCTAGTTTCACGAATGCAGATAACAAAAAGATAGTAGAACATTCTAACTGCGGAATCAGAAACTAACCGATCATGGTAGTCTAGAAGTTCTATACACTTTTCATCTAAAGGCTCATCAGGTAGAAACTTATTCTGCAACTCACTGAAAGCATGGTTTAAGTAATAAAACTTTAAAGCCTCCCCCTCCGGGGCTGGTAGGGTTGCGCTATCGGAGTAGTACTTATCTAACCTTTCAGCTAAGCTGCGTGCAGGTACGTCTTTAATCGATCTATGCGTTTTAATAATAGACGAACTATAAAAACCTAAAGTGCCTTTCGCTGACAGTAAACTCATTTACGATCCTCCTTGATCTGTACCTTTACTTTAATAGGCCTACCCTAGAAAGCAATAGATAATACCTTATTTTCCATTTTAATTTTTCCACTGGGAAAGTCTTAACATAGGTTTTCTGCTCAATCGTCTCTACAGCGTGTGCCTTATAATTAGCTCGCACAAATTCTACAGGGCACTCTTCACCAAACACTTTAGCCATAAGGGCCATAAACAGACCGGTTCTACCGATACCCCCCATACAACCTGCATAGATACTCTTCTTATCCTTGAAACTGGCGGTGATGGCCTTACTCAATGCCGTATACATGAGGTCCTGAGAGGGTACGCAGAAATCCTTGGTCTCTACCCGAACATCTGCGGGGTGGTCTATCTCCGCAGCCATATTCACACCGTACATTTCAGGTGGTCTATTAAAATACGGACCCCCATAAATGTGCATGGTCAACTTACCTGCATTTAATTCTATATTTCCGTGCGGTCTTAGGTCTTGATACATTGGCGTCCTCCTTGACGTTTAATAGTACTGTTTAATTTTATCTTCTCTTATGATCAGATGCCCATTATCTACACAAACTGTACACCCGTATCCTTGACAATGGGGGCATTCTATCTGAACAATCCCTTCTCCTAGGTTTACGTACCCTGGAATACTTGTGCAACTAATTGCATTAATCGAACTTACACTATCCACGTAAAAACCGTCTAAGTCAAAGATAAAATTCTCGTACCTCCGATTGCCGCAGTCATGGGAAACGGGTGCTGCAAAATCAAGCATTCTGCTAAGATCTTTAATAGATATGCCTAACTCTTTAGCCCCCTCTAGTGCTTGATCAGTAAACTCGTACTTCATGCCTCTCCCCGATACACTGCGCCTCGTAATATCACTACTTCTTTAGGTGCTTTTAAGACTACCTTTGCAGTTCCTAAGGTGTCACAAACCCCCGCACTCATCATAACGTCTGGGGTTACTTGTGTCATTTTCTCATCTGATACTAAGAAAGTGCCTTCATCAATACTGATTTCAAAACTTGATTCTCCTAAAACTTTATTGACTACTGCGCGTGTATCATTCAAATACACGTCCTCGCCTTCTCTTATACTTAATGTAAGGGCCATCTCGTTATTCTCCTAGCCGTAATGTTTGAACAATAACTCCGCTTTTGTCGTCCCTAAGTCTACTATATTTGTTGATGAAAGTAAGCCCTTAATTGTATTTAAAGCTTCTTCTCCTCCAAGTATCTCTCGTATAAATATTTCCGTGATATAAACCGGTTTATCAATCTCTAACAAGTCAGCCATCGTGTTGGCAGGTTTTACTACCGTAAACCCTATTGATCCTTTAGGTGCGGTATTAGCATTCTCATCTTCCAGTATCTTAATATTACTATAATATTTACCTTTAGTCGAGCCAGCAAACAGTCTTTTACTGACCCAAGACTTTGTAGCCCTCTCTTTAGCGGGTACGCAGTCTCCTACTAGGAAGTTCAAAGATTTAGTATTCTCAATAGTGTCTGAATCTCCCGATCTGAAGTCTACAATTACCTGTTTTTGTATCTCGGGATCACTTATTACGCCCA